ATCTAGTTAACCTAGAACTACTTACTTTGTAGTTCATCTATCACACTTCTACCACACATTGGCAGAAGCATCCACATTGGAGGAACAATTCCCATTGAGTCTTTCTCTGTACTTTCGTATATAAGCATATTTACTTGTTGTAGCACAGTCATTGCACCTGCTAGAAAGTCGCATTCATCTTTAAGTGCGGAAGACTTGTCCCTCTGTATCAAGGTATGTTCTACTTTGTCCTTGATTGTTTTCTGTAAGGTTGCTTTGTCTATCATTTCATCAAAGCCTCCCCCGTAAGTATAACACAGTCGCCTACTAGTATGTCTGGCATTTCATAGAATGAATGCTTACCTAGTTGGTTTGCCCATTCTTGAGTTGCTTCCTCATTTACAGGCAGTCCGTGTATCTTACCTTCTTCGTTGCATATTATCTGTGTATTACCATCATCATATGCTAACTCTATGTATCCACCTACCATTTTTTTTAGTTCATCATAGGTAGGTTCTTTGTCATCTATTCTGTGGGTTGTAGGTCTTTCCATCTTATACCTCCCCATAGATTAGGTTTTTCAGTTGCTCATAAGTCATAGCCATATAGATAGTTTCGTCTAGGTCTAACTTGTCCCAACATATATCTTTGACTATATGCTCTTGTGTTTCTGCATCGTTACTGAAAAAATCTTCACATACGAAATCTTCCACACAAGTATTATCAGCAAGGTCGTACCAACCTAGTCCAAATGTACTACGCAGGTATGTGTCGCACTTTGCAGTAACTGACCATACCACTTCATCTATCGTAGGTTGTCTTTCGGCAGTTGTATTGTCTTTTGACATAACATCTCCTTTACTGTTGTTATTGTTTACATATCTACCTTTTCGGTAGCAGAGGCAAGGCGGATAACCATTCGCAGTCCTTACCTCTCGCACGACTTTCACGCCATATGCAGTTATATCTATCTTCTTCTTCTAGGTGCTTGTGCTTTCCACAACTTATATAGTCCGTATGCTAGAAGTAGCCATCCTAGTTCTATACAGATTGGCATTGTTAGTGTATTATATAGATTGTAAAACATAGTGTTCTCCTTGTGTTTGTTAGGTTATTACCACTTGCCTGTTTGCAGTGGACTCTTAATAGAATCTTTTAGATTATTTAGTATCATATTAACATTTGGTAGACATTGTCTACAGACATTCTTAGCAACCATCATAAATGGGACTCGGCTATCCTGTCTAATTGTTAGGTTCTTATAATATTTTGACTCTTTGCAAATATCACAGCATTTCATCTTCTTTATTACTTTGATATTATAGTCATTGTCTTTTACTGTAGTTACTTCTACTTCATACTTGTTTCTATCTATAGTAGATAGTAGATTTTCTATATCTGCTTTTTTCATTTGGTTATCCTTTCCTAATTAAAAGTTAATAATCTAGAATAAAATAAAAAGCCCTAATCGCAATTGACTAGGGCTAATTATCTAGGCTTTAAAATCTAGGCTATTTTTTTAGGTCGCTATTGCTACCAATTATAACATAGTCCGCAATCTTAAAGTTTTCGGTGTAGTAATGTATTTTACTAGCGGTAAATGTTCCGTCTTGGTTTTTAGTTATTAGATAGTCGCCACTATGATTGACCATCTTATAAGCCTCTTTACCATCCGAAGTTTTACCATTTCTAACTAGAGCGGAGAATCTAACGTTTTGACCATTAGAAGCATTAACTTCTTGTATCTTGGTTTTTGCATCTAGTTTCATCTTTTCTAGTTCCGTAGTAGGTTTATTTACTTTTTTAGCGGTGGTAGTTAATGTTATTTGACTTTCATCAATTCCCATTGCTTTTAATAATTTAGAATCTACTACATTTTTATTACTACTTTGTTTTTCTATTTTCATAGTTAAACTCCTCTGTTTTATTTATTCTAGGTTATTTCAAAAAACGTATTAATCGCCGTGATTAATAGTATAATTTATAACTATATAATGAATATTACAAGCATAATAATAATAATGGTGGTCGTGGTGCGGAATCTTTTCCGCTCAAATTATAGAGTATTAAATAAAATAATTATTAAATTGATTTGTAATCAAATTTTCAACCAAACTAGAGGGTATAGAGGGTTCGGCAATAGGGGGGGTATGCGGTCAAAAACAAGTACACACATTCTAATCCAATTTTTTCAACTTAGTTCAAGTCTAAATAGGGTTCTCATTTCTTCTATGTATATCGAATTGGGCAAATATTTTGTAAATTTTTTTCGGAAAACTGTAAGAGGGGGACTATAGGGGGAGTTTAATAATGCTTTATTAAGTATTATAATAAGACTTATATAAGACTTATTAATGCTTTATTAATGCTTTATAATACAATATAATCACATTGGACAATTAAACAAGGTTTTTCTTTTACTTTGAAATTGACAGATTTTTTACCTATATTTCGATTATGGATAAGATGAATTATAATTCTAAGACAATCAAAGGTGTTACCCATTACCTTTACACCACTCATATAGACTTTAAGAGAGCATACCCTGAGTATGAAACAATAAAAACATGGAGGAAAGGCAACGAAGGAGATTGGGTTAGCACCGATGATGATGGAGTAGTGCAGATACTTAAGAAAGGAGTGATTGCAGATAAAAGTGGTAATAAAAAGCCTTACATCCGCACTATCTGCGGAACTTTCCTTACGGAAAGTAACTCTGTTATGGAAAATGTTGTTGCCGAAAACATATATACTTTCTCGGGAACTAACGAATATAAAAGATTTATTAAAAAAGAAGACGTAAGTAGTCGTGAAGTGTTATTCGCCCGTTATCTTGCTAGTGGCGAGAATGCTGTTTCTGCTTACAAACGTGCTTATTCTACGGAAAACGACCAATATGCTAAGGCTAGGTCAACACAATTACTAAAAACAAAGAGGATACAAGCAATGATTAGTGAAGAAGTCAAAAAAGTGCTAGATGAAGAGGGTGTGTCGCCTAATTACATTATAAGCAAGTATAAACAAATCTCGGATATAGGCGAAAATGATGCTACTACGTTACGAGCACTAGATTCTTTGGCTAAAATAAGTGGTCTATTTGAAACAAAAGAGAATGTGAAGGAACAATTGACTGTATGGCAAGGGTTCACACCTGAACAACTCGAACATATCAAACAAGAGAAACTACTTGGACATGCCGAAAAAGATAAATAAAGATAAAGATGATAAATCTACTATTGTAAAAATAAATTTTGAAGGGTCTTTGCCCGATGAAGTCTTAGACGTAATAAAAAAGTCAAAGTATAGAGTTAAAATCAAGAAAATACCAAAAGACCTTTGTAAAGTATGTGATTATAATTTATATTACGATGACAATTGCTCACGCAGAATTGCAATTACAGAAGATAGAAAACTAACAACAGAAGTTGTATCATGGTTATGCCCTAACTGCTTTAGCGAGTTTGATACGGAGGATAACTTATTACAATTAATGACCAAAGATGAACTTGGTCAATCATAAATAAAGGAGAAATGCCATGCCAAGTGGAAAAGGAACATATGGTTCTAAAAAAGGAAGACCTAAAAAGAAATTAGGTTCTAGATTGAAAAAAGCAGTAAGTAAAGTTAAAAGTAGAGTTAAAAAAGTTAAAAGCAAAATTCAATCTAAAAGAAATATGAAAAAGATTAACAAGATGGCGATAAAAGCGGAGAAAAAGAAAAAAGGTAGTGGATTAAAAAAAGTTACTATCGCTAAAAAAGCAAATCCGTCTAAAATTAAAGCAACAGGTAGAATTAGAAAAGGTATGAAAGCGGTTAAGATGACAGAAGGTGGAGCATATGCTAAATACTCTAAAAAGTCTAAGGCTGCTAAATCTTTTAGAAGTGCATTTGCTACTGCTAAGAAAAAAGGTCAAAAAACATTTACATGGGATGGTCGTAAATATTCGACCAAAACTAAGTAATATGCCTTATTTTGGAAAAACATCTAAAAAGAACCTTTCGACATGTGATACAAGGCTTCAAAAAATATTCAATGAAGTTATTAAACATGTTGATTGTTCTGTTCTTGAAGGACATAGAAGTGAAGATAGACAAAACAAGTTGTTCAAAGAAGGAAAAACTAAAGTTAGATACCCGAATGGTCGTCATAATTCTAATCCTAGTAGGGCTGTGGATGTTACCCCTTATCCTGTTGATTGGGATGACAGGGAACGTCAAACTCTCTTTGCTGGGTTTGTGTTGGGTATTGCTCGTCAAATGGGCATTACGTTAAGATGGGGTGGCGATTGGGATAGAGATTTCCAAGTTATGGATAATCGATTTGATGATTTTCCTCATTTTGAAATAGTGGAGGATTAAATGGCTAAAAAAGTAAGTTGGATGTATGGTGGTAAAAGATACTATGGTACACTCATAAGAGAAACAAAAACACACAAGTTTGCTAGAACACATAATGGCAAAACTAAAAAGATAGTCAAAAGGAAAAAGAAATAATGGCTACAAAGAAGAAAGACTCTAGATTAGCAAGAGCAGGTGTTAGTGGTTACAATAAACCTAAAAGAACACCTAACCATCCAAAAAAATCTCATATTGTTGTTGCAAAAGTAGGTAGTAAAGTAAAAACTATCCGTTTTGGGCAACAAGGAGTAAAAACTGCGGGCAAACCTAAAAAAGGCGAGTCTATGAAACAAAAAAATCGTAGAAAGTCTTTTAAGGCTAGGCATGGCAAAAATATTGCAAAAGGTAAAATGTCTGCAGCATATTGGGCGAATAAAGTTAAATGGTAAATGGCTAATCTAAATCTCAATGGAAACATAAGTGATAAGGAAAAAATACTTCAAACTGCATATAGTGATTTAATTGCATTTGGTAAATTATTTTCTCCTCAAGACTTTTTAGCATCCGCTACACCACAATTCCATCGTGAGGTCGGAGAACTACTTATAGACCGCACTAAACAACAATTATGTCTTGTATTGCCTCGTGACCATGCAAAATCTACTATGGCTGCTACCGCCATATTGCATCGCTTTTTATTTGCTAGTAAAGACGAACCCGAGTTTATCGCTTGGGTTGGGGAGGCACAAGACCAAGCAATAGATAATATTCAATGGATTGCTAATCACATATATCAAAACCCTGCTATACATTATTACTTTGGAGACTTACAAGGAGATAAGTGGACTAAAAACGAAATCGTGTTAGCCAACGGGTGTAGGATGATTGGCAAAGGTGCATCACAACGTCTTAGAGGTAAAAAGCAGTATTCAACTAGGTATACAGGCATCGTGCTAGACGATTTTGAGTCTGAGTTGAATACAAAAACTCCCGATAGTCGTATACAAATGAAGAATTGGGTAACTGCTGCGGTATATCCTGCTATAGACTTTGATAAAAAAGGATTTTTATGGTGTAACGGAACTGTTGTGCATTGGGATAGTTTTTTAAATAATATAATAATAAACAAACAAAAAGCAGATAAAGAAGGGACACCTTATGCTTGGGATGTATATACTAAAAAAGCAATAGAAAATGGAGAACCTATCTGGCCCTCAAGATGGTCAATGGAAAAAATTGAACAAAGAAAACAATTTTATATAGACTCGGGTACTCCTGCTAAGTTTTATCAAGAGTATATGAATCAAGCAAGGTCTCCCGAAGATGCTGTTTTTAGTGAGGATGATATAAATGACAACTTATACGAAGGAGTTCCTAGGTTCGATGACGAAAAAGGTGCATGGGTTCTTAGGGTGGATGGTAGTGATAAGCCTATTAATATCTATATTGGTATTGACCCTGCTTCATCTGTTGCTGACCACAGGGACTATAGTGTTATTATGGTTGTTGGAGTTACTGCAGACCACGATTATTACGTTCTTGAATATTGGAGAGAAAGAGTCTTACCTATGGACTGTGCGGAACAAATTTTTAAAATTTTTAAAAAATATAAACCCGTCAAAAGGGTAAATATTGAAACAATAGCATATCAAGAAATGTTAAGAGATTATGTTATGAGGAGAAGTAAGAATGAAGGTTTATTCTTGCCTGGAATAGAAAAAGGTATAAAAGGTTATACTCAAAAGAAAAAGGATAGATTATTTGAAGGATTACAGCCAATGTTTAGACAAAAGGCTGTGCATTGTAAAAAATCACATACAGAATTTATTGGAGAACTAATGGACTTTCCAAAAGGTGCACATGACGATACAATAGATGCATTTTATCTTGCTACACAATTTACGGGCGGACATCAAAAACCTGGAGGAAATTATAAAAAAGGCAGTAAAAACAGAAAAAGAAGGGTAGTTAAACGATATAATTGGATGACAGGGCAAAGAATATAGTTTTTATTATTTGTTTTTATTAAATAAATTACATATGTTATTAACTGTATATCTATAACTATTTAAGGATTATGGCAGATAGAAAATTTCCAGAAGACGTAAGAGCGACAAGAATCAAAGAACTTTACAAGTCTTGGTCTGATGCCCGTAAGGATTGGGAGCAAGGTGCTAGAGAAGATATTGATTTTTATTTAGGTAATCATTGGACAGATGCGGAAGTAGAAGAATTAGCATCTAGAAACCAAAGTAGTTTATCTGTTGATAGATTATATTCTGCTATTGAGCAGTTTAAGGCAATAACCACATCTAGACCTCCAAAATTTCGTGCTATCGCACGAGAAGATTCGGATGTGAAAATGGCTCACATAATAAATACAATTTTACATTACATTTGGGAAATATCCGATGGTAATGAAATGTTTAAACAAGTTGTGCATGATTATGCTATATGTGGTATAGGTTATTTTTATGCTTATGTAGATAAAGAAAGTGATTATGGTCGTGGAGATATAAAAATTTCACACTTAGACCCATTCAAAGTTTATGTAGACCCTAATAGTAGAAGTAGATATTTTGACGATGCTGCGGGAATAGTTGTTACCAATGTATTAACTAAACAACAACTTTTAAATGAATACACAATATTAAATGAAATTCCCGAAGGTGTAGATGAAAACGGAGAACCTTTATATGATAAACCATTAATCGAATATATTAATTCGGGTACAGGTTTTAAAAGTGAAGATTATCCTTCTAGTAATTATGATGATAGAAAAAGTTTTACACCCGATAGAGTAGCAGATTATGATGATGGCGAACAAGAAATGGAAAAATATAGATTATTCCATCATTATGATAAAATAAAAGTTCCATACTTTAGAGTTAAAAATGTTACTAAAGGCGATGAATATATTATAGACTATCAACAACTAGAAGTCTTAGGGCAACAACCTGAGTTTAAAGCAGCAGTAGATATTGGCGAAATACAAATGGTTGAAGTGCAACAAACAAGAATACGTTGTACACATGTATTAGGTCAAGTAGTGTTATCTACAATGATATTAAATAGTGATAAATATCCTGTAATACCTGCTCCGAATATATGGACAAACACACCTTATCCATTATCGGATGTTAGTAAGGGTAAGGATATGCAAAGATTTATTAATAAGTTAACATCATTAATAACTGCACATGCACAATCAAGTGCAGGTTTAAAATTATTAGTTCCACAAGGTTCGATACAAGATATGGAACAATTAGAAAGGGATTGGGCAAATCCAACTGCAACTATAGAATATGATGCTAGTTTTGGAGAGCCACATTTTCCAAGTCCACAACCATTATCGCAATCAATTATACAATTGCCTAAAATGATTGAGGGATATATAGATTTAAATATGGGTATTTACGAAATGCAACAAGGCAATGCGGATGCTGCACCAAGAACTGCAAGTGCAACAATGCAATTAGAAGACTTTGGAGCAAGACGTAGTAAATCTAAATTAAGAGATATAGAGGGTAGTTTAAAAAGATTAGGACTAGTTGTATTTAATTTATGTAAAGAGCATTACGATTATCAAAAAACATTTAGGCTTGTAAATCCAAACAATGACATCAATGAGGCAACAATTAACGAAAAAGTACAAATGTACGATAGCATGGGTAATGCTATTACGGAATGGAAGAACAATTTACAAGTTGGTCAATATGATATTACTGTTGTTGGTAATTCTACGACTCCTACAAATAGATGGGCAGAACATGCGGTCTATATGGAGGCATACCAAATGGGTCTTATCGATAGAGAAGAGGCTCTCAAAAAATCGGATATATTTGATAGAGAGGGTGTCATTAATAGAATGAGTGAAATACAACAATTACAACAACAATTAGCAGGTGCTCAACAACAAATAAAAGAATTGAGTGGCGACCTTCAAACCGCTAGAAGGGAATCTGTAAGTGCAAGACAAAGGACTGAAGTTGAGAAATTTAAGTCTACATTGAACGAGCAGGAACAAGCCACAAGGTCAGAAACAAGAGTAGCGGTTAACAAACTTCAACATTCGGTTAAACTTGAGGAAGAGAAGTTGCGAATGGCTAACAAAATGAAAGCCAAAAGCGATAAATCTCAAGAACCTAAGAAATCAGAAGAAGGAGAAGAATAATGGTAGACAATACTACAAACGAGTTGCCTGAACAGGGAATGGTTGATGAATCATCCGTAAACCCTAATAACCAAGGTTATGAAGGCGACCCGATAATCGGAAACAATGACGAGAATCTTATATCGGATAATCAAGAGACATTAACAAATAGTGAACCTCAACCATCTGTAGAAGAATCTCAGGGTATGCAACAAAACCAAGAACCTCATAATTGGGAGGCTTCGGCTAAATATTTCCAATCGGAAAAAGATAAATTGTTTGAGGAGAACAAAAAACTTCAAGAACAACTTGCTAATGTCGGACAACCTCAAGAGCCTGTTAAAGAAGAACCAAAAACTTTAACACCGCCCGAAGATTTTGACCCTTGGGATGCCTATAATGACCCAAATAGTTCGAGTTATCAGTTTAGAGTTCAACAAGAGCAAAACAACATTAATAATGCGGTTGGTCAAGTTCGTGAGGAACTAGTTGGACAATATAAACAACAACAACAACTATCTGAGTTTGATAAGGAGTTAGGAAGTTTAGGATTGAATGAACAAGATAAAAAGTCATTCTATGAATTTGCTAATACTCCTGTTGCACAAATGGGGACTGAGCAGTTAGTTCAAATGTGGAGAGCCACATCAACCTCATCTCAACCAACACAAGGAGTTGACCCTAGTATAAATGCAGCACAACGTGTACAAAATGCACCAAGTGGAGCAGGTATATTGCAAGGGGGTACACCTCAAGCACCTAAGGTTAATGAAACTGATGCTGCGTGGGATGCGGTTATGAATGCTGCTAAAAAGTCCAAAATGGAACTTAAGTAATCAAATAATCTCAAAAGGAGAAAATAACAATGGCAACAGATGCATTAAAAAGTAGTAATGCTCTATATACAGGTCAAACGACAGGTGCTATTGCTCCACAGCAAGGATTACGAAGAAGACATAATTTTGGTGACAGAGTATATAAACTTACACCCGATGAAACACCTTTTTTCGTTTATCTAAATGCTGTAGCAAAAATGCCTACTAATGACCCTGTATTTAGAGTTTTAGAAGATAGAGAAGCAATCAAATGGACAGACAGAACATTTGTAACAAATACTGCGGAAGCAGGAGTACTTAAAATTGAAGCAACAGAAGGCGAAAATTGGACTTATGATGCGGATGGAGCAGGCAATACCGCTGCTTCTAATGATATTCCTGTTGTAAGTTCTGATGGTCTATTGGTTGGTCAATTAGTCCAAGCAATCAAAGTATCAAGTGAAATGCCTGAGCAAATTACAGCAAGAGTTGAAGCAGTAGGAACTAATACTGTTCAACTTAAAACTGTAAGTGTTTCTGGTAGTACTGATACTGATTTAAGCGCAGGTGCGGATTTAACATTTCAAGTAATTGGTAGTGCTTTTGCGGAAGGAACAGGTTCGCCTGATTCTTTCGGATATGGCATTGATGAAAACTTTGGGTATACTCAAATTTTCAAAACAACTGCTTCAATGTCAAATACTGCGTATGCAACAAACATGCGAGGATATGCCAAAGAGTGGGATAGAATTTGGGCAATGAAACTAAGAGAACATAAAGTTGATATTGAAAGAGCAATGCTTTTTAATAATAAAGGTATTGTAGGTGGTATTCAATATACAGATGGTTTGATTGGTAACATTTTATCTCAATCTGGAATAACACATGAGTCAAACCCTGCTGATAATTTAGCATATAGTGCTAAAAAATCATACTCTAGAATTATAGATATTGATTCTGCGGGAGATGCAAGTGTACCAAGTGAATTTACATACGATTCATTCTTAAATGACTTAGAAGTTATCTTTGACCCTGCAAGGGGTGGAAGTTCTGAGAAGTTCTGTATGGCGAGTTTACCTGTAATTACATTGTTCAATAAAATGCAAGGCGGTTTCATTGAAAGTTCTGTAAATACTAATTATAACCTAAACATCAATTTTGAAGGTAAAACTGGTGGATTTGGTCATAAAGTAATGCAGATTGAAACTGTTCATGGAACATTAAACCTAGTTAAGCAACCTTTATTTAGAGGTGTTGCTAAAAACATGATGGTTTGTGTAGACCTTGATAATGTGAAATACAGACCACTTGTTGGTAATGGCTTAAATCGTGATACTTACATTGATACAAATGTACAACTACCTGATGAAGACTTACGAAAAGACTTGATTCTTACAGAAGCAGGACTTGAAGTATGTATGCCTGAATCACATTCGTTGTTCTCATTTGTTAATAATGGTACACCGATTGGCTAAATTAGACCTATCTGAATGGTTTGATTATAACTCTACGGGGGGATATGAATTTTATCCCCCTTTGGAGTATCCACTAATAATAGAGGTTGAAGAAGGGTATTGGAATGGCTAGAAAAATTTGGGTTTATTGTAAACAAGAAAAATGCAAAGAACTAGTTGAAAAGACAGATAAAAATGGCTATATTTGTAGCAACTGTAATACGTCACTTTTAGACGATACAGTAAAAGATGCACCATATTTACAAATGAATCCTTTTGCAAGGCAGACTAAAATGGAAATAAGTTATGCAAGTGTTGAAGACAATTTAAAAAGATTTAAAAAATGAGTTACAAAACCGAAATAGAAAACTATATAGGCACAGATGTAGTAACATTGACAGATGCTCAAGTTGCACAATTCTTAAAGGATGGTCAACAAGAATTGATTAATTTGTTACCTTTAGAAGCATTAAGTGGCTTAGAGACCGAAGTTAACTTTGGAGGTATAGTTGATAGTGTTGCAATAGATGGAGATGGTTCTAATTATGATAGTAGTGATACAATTGCATTTAGTGTTCCACAAGTAACAACGGGAGTAACTGCCACAGGAACAATAACTGTAACAGATGGAGATATAACGGGAGTTACTATAACTAATAAAGGTAGTGGTTATACTAGTGCACCTACAATTACAATTACATCATCTAGTGGTTCGGGAGTAACATTAAATGCAACATTAGCAAACAATTATGCTACTATTCCAACACAAGCGGTTATGTCGGTACTTAGAGAGACCGAAACTAAATTAGGTAATTCAAATGTTGATAATGACACAACAGATAGTGAAGGAAATGTTACTGCTATTGTATATGATGAATCATTAGTTATGGAATGTAGAGAAGTACCAAAAGCATTAAAAGGAAGATTAGCCACGGGTAGCGGATGGTTAGAAGAAGCAACAGAAACCGACCCTGTGTGGTATAGAGATAGAGGTAAGGCTTATATATTGCCTACACCTAAAATGAATGCATATGTTTCTTATGCTGCACCTGTTAATATTGCTAGTAATGATTTATCATTAGGTCAAATGCCTAATGAAATAGAATATTTAGTTATTTTATATTCATCTGTAAAATCTAGTATACTAGCATTAAAAGAATTAAGAAGTGAAATACCTTCATTGACATATCAAAGCAGTGATTTTATAGGTGCAAATCAATTAGGAGCATTACTTAATGATTTAGCAAGTGATTTAGATGATGTATTTAATCATGCTGACACACCTGTAATAGATGATGGTTTTGATGCAGGAGAATTTAAAGCACAATTTGATGCTGCTAGTAATTCTTTAGTTCAATACATAGTAGATGAAGATATAGATTTAGCAGGAATGCAAGTACAAGTATTAAATACTATGTTGAGTAGATTCCAAGCAGAGTTAGGTAAAACAAGTGCAATGGTAGATAATGTTGTAAAAGGATTTACTACAAAATTACAACTTGCACAAAATATTATTGCAGAATTAAAAGCAAAATTAGAAAAATATCAAATTAAAAAAGCGGGTATATCAGAAATACAAGCACAACTAGATGCTATGTATAAACAAGGTATACAAGCATTAATAAGAAGATATAGAAAAGTTCAAGAAGACTTAGGAGGAGGGCAAATGCAAAATCCTGCAATGCCTCAACAATAATTATGAAAATACAAGATATTATAGGACAAATTGAACATGCAGAAGGAAGAGTAAGTCATAAGTATTTATTTTCGTTACTTAATGATGGTTTAGATGAAATTGCCGAAAAAACTAGAAACAACACTCAATCTGCAACAACAAAATTAGTTAAAGACCAAAGATGGACAACATTAGATATTTCTAATGTTATAGATGTGTATAGAGTTGAAATTAAAGATAGTGATGGTAAATATAGACAAATACCAAGGTTAGTTGGAGAAATACCAATAGGAGACGAATCGTAATGGCATCGCCTTATAGTGAAGAAAATATAAGAGATATGGCTTATTATTTTGATGATGAGCGAATTGCTATTGTCAAAAAAAATACATTAAGTGGAGATTGGGATACAATCGATACAACATTTAGCGATACAGATAATGATTATCTTCAAATATATTATCACTCTAGATACAATCCAATTAACTCTTTAACACAAGATATTAATAGTGATATAGGTTTACCTGCGGGATTACATACTGCATTGGTATATTATGTAAAATATAGATTAGCAGAAGATAACAATGATTTAAGAAAAGCAGGTTATTATTATAATAGATTTTTAGCAAAAATAAAACAATACCCTTATAGAAAATCGGGTAAAAGAGGAATACAAACTTACAAACTTTAAGGAGAGTTTATGTCTTGGAATATTAATTCAAATGCAAATAGCACATGGACTAATAATGCTACAAATCAATCTATAGGTGTTGTTGCAAATGCAATAGGTAAAGCAACTACCCAAGGATATAAAATAGCATCTAGTAAAAAGTTATTCTTTGGTAACCAACAAGAGGTAAGTTTTAATTTTGATAATTCAACATTTAGTATTAGTTATACAAACCCTAGTACTAATTCAAAAGTAGACATTTTAAAATATAATCCAACAACAGATACTACTACATTACATGGTATTACTTTTAATTCAATAGATTTAGGAACAACTGCATCAACTAATGGTGTGCCAAATATAAGTGCTAGTGATGGGAAAGTAGTATTTACAAAGAATGCTATGAATGTAGGTAATTTGTATGTTGGTGTTTAACATAAAAGGAGATAACTAATGGCAACATGGAAAAAAGTCATCACAACAAATGATGACGCAGATTATAAAAATAGTAATGTATCGGGGTTTTTAATTGATAGTGGAGACGATTCTACTTCAGGTGTTATAACCGCAGCAGGATTTACAACTACGGGTACTTGGACATTTGATGAACATACAAGTGGAACAATAGGTATACAGACAGTTCAAGATTCAGGCACTACATTTGATGATAATGATACATCTCTTATGACTGCGGGAGCAATAGCCGATTTTGTAGCAGGTCAAGTAAGTAGTGGAGATATAACATCGGTTAGTTTTAACGTTTTTGATAGTGTAGCAAATACAACAATTACTGTTTCGGATACTGATGGAACTGCTGATTTTACTTTGACAAATTCAAGTGGCATAACATTAGGTGGTAATAATGGTACTGACACTATTAGTATTGGTGTAAGTAATCAACTTGACGATATACATGGTATGAGTGAAGCGGAGACAACTGCTTTAGCAACTATATCGGAAACAACTTTTAATAATTTACATGGTAGAGGGTCTGATGAACTTCAAAGTATTGGCGATTTAACTGATTCTGATGATGGTATTGTGGTTAATCATTCATCAAGTGCTACCGCAGGAGATATTAAAGTAACATCATTTTCTTCTGTTAAAAATGCTATGGATGACCTTTATTGGAATTTCGCACATACATCGGGTATAAAAGTATCGGGTGGAGATGTTGATTTCGATAATAATTTAAATGTAGATGGTAATATTGTTGTAGGTGGTAATTTAACAGTTAGTGGAACACAAACTATTGTAAATAGTACTACTGTAGAAATTGCCGATAAAATGATTGTATTAGCAAATGGTTCTAATAGTGCTGCTAATGCAACAGGAGCAGGTATAGAAATTGATACCGACAATGCTACAAAACAACCAACATTACAATGGAGCAATGATTCAGGACTTGCACAATGGGCAGTATATCAAGAAGGAAATGCTACAAAATTCCCTCTTGCAATTATGTCATCGGGAACTGCTTCTGTTAGTGGTAACGGAGGTGGTGTAGGTTCATTTTATTTTGAAACTGATGCTAAAGAATTGTATGTTAGGATTGATTAATGTCACAATTTAACCAAAAACTAAATGTAAATGGTTTTACAATAAAAGATACAGAGTTTTTATTAAGATTGATAAATAATTCTAATATATTAGGGACAGATGTCGTGCAATGTGCAGATACTATGAAAAAGTTAGAACAAAAACATCAAGAACTACTAAATAAAAATATAGGAATATAATGGCAACTTGGAAAAAAATTAGTACTTCTAGTAGTGATAGAGAGTTTGTTTGTTTAACTGCTAATTCAAGGGCAGGATATAGGTCTGGTTCGTTAAATAGTTTTAGACATTTTTGGACTGTACCTTCTAGTTTTTATGGTATAAGAAGAAATTCTAGGTTTAATGTTTTATCATCTCCCAATGGAGAACCTGCAGTACCTGATTATGGCACTTTACCTGCATCTATTTCTGCGGGTACTCCTTTTGATAATATGTTTGAATATGGTGTTAAGGCTACTACTAGTCATAAATTTAAAGTAAGTTGGCATTCGAGTAGTAGTCAAACTTGGGATAATGATACTATAATATATTTTGCTCCTATTCTTGTATTTCCTGACAATTACAATAGATGGTCAAGTAATAATTACACATCTATTCCTCTAGCGGATTATGATTTTTTATTTTCATCAGGTCATGATGGAACTTCTGCTACAAGAGGGATAGTCAAGGCAGATTTAGGAACTATATCAGGTTTATCATCAGGTGATAGTACTTATAATTTTGGTTTTGAGTGGTCTATTCCTACAGATGTAACTATTCCTATGGGTTCGCATATATTAGTTCTTATAACAAATGACCAATCAACATCAAGCAGTTCTGTTCTTATGAGAAATTTAACTTGTGTATTAGAATGTGAGGCAACATAATGGCAGACCAAGATAAACATAATAAAAATTCAGATGAATTACATGAAATGGAGCAAGAAGGTATTGTTGGAGAATTATTAAAAGAAATATACTCTTCATTAGATACTACTATAGATAGAAAAAATACGGCAATAACAGATTTAGAGTCTGTAAAATCAGATGTTGCTACTAATAATGCAAAGGTTGGTATAACAACTGCACAAGCAAGTGCTATAACTGCAAATACTGCTAAAACGGGTATAACTACTACTCAAGCAACACAACTTTCAAATTTAAATGCGGGAAGAGCAAGTGGTGTAGGAACAAACATTAAAAATGTAACTGCACAAATTACACAAGCAGTAAATGTAAATGCAAAAGCAGGTACTGCAACATTAGAAACTAGTGTACTTTTATCAAATGGTACTAGATATACATTATCACAAGCATTAACAAAAGTAAATAAAAAATAGGAGATACTATGGAAGGTGTAGATACACTTAAAACAGCAACAATAGGGATTTCGGGGTCATCTATTGCTTGGTTAGAAGTGCTACCGCCATCGGTAAGTATAATTGGCGGTTTATTAACTGCTGCTTATATGGCTGTAAAACTTTATAAAGAACTTTATGGTAAAAAATAAAAAGACACCTATAAAGAGGGCGATTGTAACTCCCGATAAACATTTTCCTTACGCAGACAAAAAAGCAATAAATGTAGTGTGTCAAGCCATAGAAATAGTTAAACCTAATATATATATTGATTTAGGGGATACAGGAGAATGGGAAAACTTTAGTCATTGGAAGTGGAAAAGAAAAAAGAAACCACCTTTAGAAATGATGATACCATCTTTAGATAAAGATGTTAAAGATGTTAATAAAGGAATGGATATAATAGACGAAAGTCTAGATAAAGCAAATTGTAAAGAAAAGTATTTTACAGAAGGTAATCATGAGTTATGGTTACAACAATTTGTAGAAGAACATCCATATGTTCCACAATACAAGACAGAACAAGCATTAAAATTAAAAGAGCGAGGATATAAGTTTTATCCCGCAGGTAAATTCCTAAAAATAGGAAAATTAAACTATTATCATGGACATCATTATGGTGGTCAATATCATACTGCAAATCATTTAAGAAAATTAGGTGCTAATGTTATGTATGGTCATTGGCATGATATACAACAAATGAGTGCTACTCATATCGATGGTCAAAAGTCCGCATGGAGCATAGGATGCTTAAAAGATATGTCTGGAAAGAAAAATGAATGGCTTGGTGGCAGACAAATTAACTGGTCACATGCATTTGCTATTGTAGATTACTTTGAAAATGGTTATTTTACAGTACACGTTCTACAGATAATTAATGGTAAGACATCATTATGGGGAGAACTAATAATTGGGAGGTAATACGATTTGGAGGAGGAAGTTCAAAAACAACTTGAACAATTACTCGGCAACTATGGATGGTTATTCATTGCAGGGTTTTTTGCACTCCTTTTTAAATCTTCTATATCTTCGGCAGTTGAAGGTTTCAAAGTATTTGCTGGGAATGACCTTAACACAGATGATGTAATAAGTTTTAATGGTAGACCTGCAAGGGTTATAAGAGTAGGATTATGGAAAACTGTATTTTTTATTTATGATGTTGATTGCTCAAATGGTAAACCTATAGTTAGAGGCGGAAGCAAAATGTCAATTGACAACGAAAAATTAAAAGAACATATAATTGAAAAACCATTGCCAATGTTAGATTTAAACAAATTTATAACATGCGATGATGAAGAAGACAATAAACAAACAAAGGAGTAAAAATGGCTTTTAAAGAAATGGTAGTCGAGTATTTATTTAATGATGAGACTAAAGCAAAAGTAATTAAGGAGTTAAATGAAAATATTAATATACCAATTATTAATGAGAAGACTGAGGAAAAGATTATTACAGCAATTTGGGAAACTGTGGAAGCGGTACTTAAAAAGGTAATCTTGAAGTAAAATGCCAAAGGATATCTTACCTTTAAATAAGTTTGATGGAGGGTTGAATAACTCTACGAATGCAAGAGATATTAATGATGCTGATTTAGCGGATGCACAAAATGTAGACACTAATCGAGCAGGTGCTATTAAATCGTTAGGTGCATTTGAAAGTTTTTTCAGCCCTGCCACCAATACAGAATTAGATGGTGTTGCTGCCGTTGATGGATTTGGTATAGCCTATATGCAAATTGACACAAAAATGTCTAATGATGAAGGCGATGCAACAAACGGACATTATATTGCTATTCATAAACCCGCAGGTTCTCAAGCAAAGATATTATTCTATCAAGACCCTGTAGAAACTAATGGAACAACTGTATTTGAACCTTCTACATTTCAATTACCTACTGCTATAAATACAATAGATGCAAAAATAGATTATGTATATGTAGATGGTGGTTTAAGATTATTTGATTCTAACATAGAGTCAACAACCTTACCTCCACAAAAAATATCATATATTCCAAGTGGAAGACATTATTTTAAAGGTGCTAATAGTAATGATTTAGAGTATACGACATCAACTTGGATATGTGAAAATCAATTTATTACCGCTCCACAAGGCGGAGATGTAGACCAAACAAATAGTACAACTACTGCAGATACACCTACAACAAATGCAAATTCTGTTCATTTACAAATTTTAACAAATTCAGGTCAAGGTAGTTCGGAAAGTATTCCAATAGGATGGGGAGATACATCAACAGATGCACATACATATGAGTTTTATGCATCATTTGTATATGATGGTAATCAAGAGTCTATGTTAGCATCTTTAGGGAGTTGTCAATTAGGTGGAGGAACAACAGATTCTAATGGTGCGACATTTGTACCATATGTAAATACAGGTGGAGAGAATGCACCTAGTTGGAACAAAAGAATTACGGGTGTAAATATATATTATAGAAATAGTAAATTTTCGGAAGATATAAAATATCTAATTGGAAAGTTTGATTGTGTTGCATACGATACTACTAATATAGCAGAAGGTGCAAGTTTAAGTTCTAACTATGCGGTATTGCTTGGAGAAAAAACAGGTAAAACTAATAACCATAACTTTTTGACTGCTAATGATGCAGGTGTTTTTCATAAAAGTCCACCTACAATTTTTACACATGCTATATCTTCGGGTATAAATTCAAATGCTACATCTACGGATTGTTTTTATAAGACTGCAGCACTTGTTAATAGAAAGTTGTATGTAGGAAACATTAAGCAAAAAACAAATGAATCTCCAACTACTATAAGACATTATCCCGATAGATTGTTAAAATCTGTAAATAATAAGTTTGATGTATTGCCTGACAATAACTTTATTGATGTTAATATTAGAGATGGAGAAAATATAGTTAAATTAATAGGTATGGGCAATAGATTATATATGTTTAAAGAAAGTACATTATTTGTTATTGCGGTAGCGGGTGGAGAAGAGTATTTAGAGGCAACATATCCACATTTAGGTATAAAACATCCAAATGCAGTAACAAAGACTGAAACGGGCTTATTTTGGGTAAATAAACATGGTGCATATGTAACTATGGGAGACCAAGCACCTGCTAATGTAACTAGAGGTAAAATAGATAATAAAAAATGGGCAGATTTTGTAACAGATAATAGTATATGTGGTTATCATCCTAAAGCAAAACAATATGTAGTTATAAAAGATAGTAGTGCTATATCGGGTGTAAGTGATACAACTGTTAATGATATTATGGTTTGGAACTTACAAACTAATAGTTGGAATCCTGGATTCAATAAAATAGGTGCATCAACAAATGCTAAATGTACTAATTTAATAAATTATACTGATTCTAGTGGTAATCCTCATTTACTTACATTTATACATAGTGGAAATATAGAAGAGTGGAAAAGTATAGAAGATAGGTCTTCGTTGGGAACAAATAGATTTAAATTTAAAACTAAAGAATTAACGGGTAATGCTCCAAATATACGAAAAAAGTTTTACAAATTATACATAACATATAGTTGTACTAATGTTTCGGGTGCTCCTAGTGTAAAAATGGATATAGTTGGAAAAAGTTTTGATGGGCAAATTACATTAGATGCAGGAATTGATTTTTCAAACACAAATGCGGGAGAGTTTAAAACTGCAGAATTTGTTGTAAATGCAAATGATAAATCTAAAGTTGCTAATGTGTATAGTGCATCTATTGTGTTGGAAGGAGATGCGGTACACGAAAGTTTTGAAATAAATGATATGTCAATGATAATAAGAATGAAGTCGGTAAAATAATGCCTAATTATAGTGATGATTTATTATATAACAATGCCACAGATGGCGAAGTATTTTTAGAAGCACCTAGTATTGATGAAGGGGAAGAAGGTGCTGAGACTTGGAGATTTATTGCTGACAAAGGCTTGTATCATTTTAAAAAGTATCAAGGTCAATGGTTATCAAGAAGATACACCGCAGGTATACAATCTGCTTCCGAAGAAGTATCTAATGTAACTGTAAATTCATCCGAAATAAATGTATCATCGGGAGATATATATGATTTAACTGTAACTAATAGTCTAAACTTTACGGGTACATCTTTAAATTTATATTCATTTTCATCTCCACTTAGTTTGAATACAACTAACCAAGCAGTTTCATTACCATTTAGTGGTAATTTACAAATAACAAATAATGAATTAGATACTATACAATCTATAACCTCTGTTTCTACACCAACATTTAAAGAGTTATCTTTAGCACAAGATGGAGGAAGTGGCGGTAATTTAACTATAGCCAATAATATTAATGGTAAAAACTTTAATGTTATGTTAGCAGAGCATGGAAAGTTATTTTCAACAAGTTATGTAGATGGTAGTGGTAGTACACAAAATGATGGTATAGGCTTAGGAGATTTAACTGCTGCCGAAGTAAACCAATTAGAAAATATAGATTCAATTACTATAACTAATTCTCAATGGAGTTATGTTGGTAATTTTAACCAACCTTTAGCAACAACTAATAATGTAGTATTTAATGCAGTTGCGACAGGTAATATTTCGTTTGTTGATTCTATGAGTGTTGCTACATCAACTAATAATAATACTGCACCGATAAATTTTGCAAATAAACTTAATTTAAACAATCTAGGTTACACAAGTGGTTTTTTAGGCGATGGATGGAGTATATACAATAAGTTAAATAGTGATAATACAGTAACGGGTAAGTATGTTGCCGAAGTAGATGATTTAATTGTTCGTGGCTCTATGAATGTACACGAATTAGTTATTAATCAAATTAGAGCAACTAATGGAGCATTAATAGTAAGTGATGCGGGAAAAGTTGCAGACAAAGGATTTAAAAGAGATTACTCATTTACATATAAAGCAACATTAAAGTTTGATACTGATGTAGTAGGAGGAGTTGCAAAACCTGCACCATTTGCAGTAGGAGATTTAATATTACATAGAAGGGTACAAGCATCTGATAATTCTATAGTTGTAAATGAAGCAAAGTTCTATGTAAATGCTATAAATGTTGATGATGACCCTACTAAAATAGAAATATATTTTAGAGATTTTGCTACAAGTATTCCAAATTCTAAAGGATGTATCGCTACAATTAATGGAACAGAACAAACATATTCTTCTGATGAAGTTTCTACAGATTGGGATGGTGCTACTTTTGTAAGAGCAGGTAGTAGAAGTAACACAGATAGACAAGGATTAGTTTTAATTACATCTCAAGATTCACAAGCACCTTTCATAGATGTTATTGATGGTGTAACTAGTTGGGAAATATGGGATGGAGTTACGGGCGATATAGGAATAGATAATGGGAATTTTGATGATTTACCATCTACAGGGGGATTAGTAGTCGCAGGTATACCTAATTGGTCATTAACAACTAGTACGGGTTCGGGAGCATATTTATTTGCCTCGGGTGGAATAGGTGGAGGTCAATATATAGGATTAAGAGATGGTGCAGGAGCATCATATATAACACAAAATTTAAATTATAGTCAATTTTTAGACGGAGTTACATATGTATTAGAATTTTATGCAAAGAAAAATACAAGTAATGCTAATATGACTATATTGATAGGAAGTGCTAATAACTCTTGGGATGTTGGAAATTCTGAATTTACAAATAGCAATAACTATAATGGTATAACAGAACTAGGCACATTTGACACGTCTTGGAGAAAATATAAAATAGAATTTACTGCTAATGCTACAATGTCTCTTGATAGTGATGCTGTAGTTCGTTTTTACTCAACAGGTGGAAATGCAGAAGAAGTTGGTTTAGATGCGATAAGAATGTATGCTAAAGATAAAACTAAAGTAAGGCTAGGTAATTTAGCAGGTGTAGGTAAAAGTGGTTATGGTCTATGGGGAGATAATGTCTTCATGGATGGTAGAATAGAAATATCGGAAGGATATATAGGTAATAGTGAAAATGGTTGGCTATTAGATGCTACAAGTATAACTGCATTAGGAAGTAATGCTAATATAAGTATACCCGATTCTAGTGGTAATACAGGTTATAATAGTGGTGGTGTCTATATGAGTGGACACTCAACAGAGGTATTTAGTTTAGGAAACACATCTACAGGTAATGGTTTAACTTGGGATGGTACTAATCTTAGTGTAAATGGTAGTATCACTATTGGGAATATAGGCAATATAAATTTAAGTGATTTTAATAATGATTTGAACATAAGTGGTGGAGATTATAGTAGGTTTCATGCATTTTTAAATTCATCCAATGGAACAAGTTTTAATTCAAGTGGAGATGTTTTCTTTTGTGGCTTTGACACAGATGGTAATGTATCTGTATCTGCAAATGCAAGATTTATGAAACCTGATGGTACTTTTGTATCTTTAAGTCCACAATACATATCTACATTTGTTTCGCAAAACATGATAGTAAGTGCAGATAATAATGATGGTTCGGGTATAAGTGGTACATTTAGATTACATAATGAAGATGGCTTAGGTTATATACTTTTAGATACTGTAGGAGATTTTGGAAGAACGGGAGGAAATGCTAGACCTGCGGGTTCTCAAATAAGTGTAAATCAAAATTTAAGTCAAAGGTTAGTATATGTTGTTTATAATGCCGAAAGAGACAGATGGTATTATGATGACAACACAGCAAATGATGTAGTTACTTTCACACCACTATCTACAGATTTTATTATAGCAGAAGTAAGAACAGGTGCATATGGAAGCAACTCTGATATTGTTGGTGGAGAACCATATTTTATTGCTAAACAACCTCAAGCAATAGAAAACTATTACCAAGGTATAACTGCGGGTGGACAAAATGTTAGTTGGAGTTATCAAAATAGTGCGGGATGGTTTTTACATCATACAAATAACTTATATTCAAATGATAATGTTGCTTTTTGGCATAGTTTAAAACAATGGAACTTTCCATTAATACCCGATGGTAGTGTAAGCACTTATGCAGTTAGAATAACATATAAAGGTTTTCCCACACAAACTGCTAATACATTAAAATTAGCGGTTGAAAAAAGTGGAGTAGCACCTGAAAACAACTTTATAGCAACACTTAGTGAAGATGAAACTGTAAGTAATACCACAACAAAAACGGAAGTATTTGATTTAAATAGTAATGTGTTAGTTACGGGAGAACCTTTAATTATACATTTAATGTCAAATGACGAATCAGGAGAAAATTCGGGAGATTCGGGTTATGTGTATTTACTTGAAATATTTGATACAAGTACGGGTGCAGGTTTAAATGATTTATTTCCCGTAGGAGACCCTGGAGCAACAGGATTGTTTCTTGGTGCAGATGCATTAGGCTATTTTAACAATACTACTAATGCTTGGGGTGCTAAAATAGATTCAAGTGGTAACTTCTTTTTTGGAGACCCAACGGGTGGAAGTTCAAATAGTTTAGATTTCAATGCTAGTACGGGAATATTAGAATTAAAAGGATTGATGAAAGCAGGTGCAATACAATCAAGTACATATGATGAAAATGTGGGAACTAAAATAGATTTGAATGGCTCATCTATGCAAATGGGTGGAGACGGAAATTCTACAAATGCAGGACATTATTGGTTTGAATTTGACACAGAGGCAACTGTATCTACTATGAAATGGAAAAGAGGAGATGGCGACTCTTCTCAATATGATATTGTTGAACTAGGTGCGAATGTAACAAATTATGCATCTTCTACAGGTGGTTTAGATGTAGAAACTTTAGTAGATAATTCAAGTGCATCTAATGGAGTATGGACATTAGGAGATAATGATAATGCCACATTTACTGTTGATGGACTAGAAATGCATCAAAATGATAGTAGTTTAAATAATAATTCTGTTATTAAAATGGGTAAAGATTGGAATCTAATATACCCTCTTTTTAGTGGTGCTCATATTGGCTCTAAAAGTGCTAATGTTAAAGGATTAGCATTAAAAATGGGTTACTCTCCTTCTAATACATTAAATCATATTTATGAATTTGCCTTACTTAGTGGGCAAGTATTGAAAAGACCGATTGAAAGAGGCACAAGTGGTTTTGTTGCAAAATTTGAAACACCTGAAACCGATACTATAAATGATGTAAAGCATATGCCTTTTCATAGTTATTTAAATATAGGGGTAGATTGGAATAGGCATGTTATTACAACGTCTGAAGGCTTAGGAGAAAGTACACCTTTATTATCAGGTCAATATTATAAAAATAATTCTACTTCAAATTTAGAATTTCATATAGATGGATTTGTTCCAAATGATGTAACTAAAATTGTAGAAGGAACTACATTTAATTTACCTGAAGTAATGAGTGATGAAGCCACAAATATATGTCATACAAATATAGGATATGCTCATTATGGAGATACAGGAGATAGAAGGTTTGGTAAAAATATAGGGTTTTATGCAGAAATTGGTTCTTTATCTACAACTTCTTTAGAATCATTTGGAAGGGCAAATCACGATGTTTCAAATCATAAAGAGTATAATAGCATATCTAGTGAAACAGGTGGAGACAGAACAGGTAATTGGAATACTTATAGCGGAAATTCATGGGGAAGTAATAATTATGGAGAAATGCATGTAGATGAAGGAGAAAACATATTAACACATTGTGGAGTTGCTATAACTTTATTAGGATTTGGTAATAATAACCATCCAAACTTTGGTCATGAATTTGGTGTGTATGTTAAAAAATCAAATGCTAGTAATGTTGCAGGTTCTGATAATATAACAAATAATGCGGGTAGTGCTAGTTCGGTTTCTGGACCTAGTATAGGAGATAACACAAAAGGTAATCCAGGAGACACGAATCAAAAACAAAATCAAAGAAGTATAGGAGTTTACACAGAAGTTAATGCTCTTCAAGGACAATCTTTATTAACAAGAGGTAATGTTTCTATGTTAAGAGATGCAGACGGAAGGGGTAATTTTTATTGTGATATAGCAACTTATGGTAGTTCTCATTCAAGTGATTTAACTATAGATAGTGATAATACTTATACTGATAGAGGGCATGTTACTAGAGAAGCATCAAGTAGAGAATTAAAGTATGATGAAAAAGTTCTTAATTTAAACGATAGCGAAATAGAAGACTTTTTAACAAAATTAAAGCCTACTTTATTTAAATGGAAAAGAAATAAACTTCAATCTGATGATTGGCATAAAGGTCATTTTTTAGATGTATTGGGAAGAGGTAGTGGAGATTATACAGAAGGATGGAGAGAAGATATTTATCATTTAGGCTTTATAGCACAAGACGCAGAAGCAGTTAGTCCTAGATTAGCAAAATATGGAGCATATCAAAAATACGATGAAAATGGGATAGAACAACCAATAAAATATGTAGAAAAAGAAATAGATGGCGAAAAGGTTAAGTATCCTGTTCATCACGATGAAGGCAAAAATGAAGATGGTTCTTATAAAGCACAAGTTAAAGATATAAATCAAAGAGCGATAATGGCTTACCAACAAGGTGTTATCAAGAAATTATGGGAAAAAGTTAAAGAATTAGAAAGTAAAATAAATTAATTGAATATGTACAGAGAAATGTCTATATTTAATTGCTGGATTGTATTAAAAGTAAAGGAGTAATTATGTCGTTTAATATGGCTGCTTATCAAAACGTAGTAAATACAGAAAAAGACGTTAGAGAAGCGAAACAAAAAAACATGAGCAAAGCAGGCGAAAAACAGGCTGCCACTCAAAACTTTAAAGTAGATAAAATTGCAGAATTTAAAGAGGCTGCGGAAGAAGCATCTGCTAGATTTGGATTAGGTAGATTAGGTGGTATGATTATGGGTATAGGTTTAACTGCACTTACAGGTGGTGCTGCTGCTCCTTTAATTATGGCGGGTTCATCTGCCTTGGGTGGTGCAATAGGAGCACACAATGCAAAGAGTGCTATGAAAGACTCTAATTATTTTAAAAGAAGTAAAGATAATATCACAAGAACTATGACCAAAGGTATCATAGGAGATACTATAATGGCAGGTCTTATGGGTGGTATAACAGGTGGTGCAGAATCGGGATTGGCTCAAGGTGGAGAAGGTTTATCAAAAGTTGGAAAAGGGATTCAAGGTACTAAAAACTTTAGTGGTTTTATGAGTAATGTAAAAACAATAGGTACAAACATTGCTAAACCTGCGAATATAGGTGCTATAACAGGTGGTAAATCTATGTTTGACCAAATTATTGCTAATGATTCTACTATAGAGCAAGATGCTTATACAGGAACAGGAGGAATGTAATGCCCGATTTCAACGAAGAAAATTATGGTATAAGTGGAAGTTACAATCAAGAAGAGCAAGATTTATTTACTCCTATAGACCAAGCACTTCGTACTGCAACTAAACGACAGACTTATCAACCATATTTTGAAATGTTTCAAACAGGTGCTAATCAACAATACTTTCAAAGTTTAAATAAATTAGGTTTAACTAGCGGAGGAAATGCTAGTGGCTTTGCAGGTAGTGGTTCACAAAATATGCAAAGTGATGCTATGCAACAACAGTTTGGTGAAACTATGGTGAAAGTTGAAGATGACATTAACCAAAAAATGACACAAGCACAATCTACGATAAATGACGTAATACAATCTAATAGGCAAACTGCATTAACATTAAAACAAATGAAACAAGATGATGGAGACCCACCTGGTTCTTGTGTTCTTTCTACTGCTGCATATCAACAAGGCTTAATAAACTCGTCTCAAATGATGGAGTTTGTATCTTGGAGACTAAAAACACAGCACAAAGAATTTCTTGGTAATATTAAATGGCTAGGCTATCAAATTACATGGAAACCTGTAGCCAATATGATGTTAAAGAAAAAATGGTTTGCAAGACTTATTAAACGTCTAATTTTGGATAAATGGATAAATGTAGTAAGAGGAAAGAAAAGACATAAAATAACTAAGTTTTTTGTTGAGTATGTAAGTGTTATAGGATTTGCATTAAACTATCGTAAATGTATGAAATTAGCCTCTAAATTTAAATCTAATCCTAGGTTTATATTAGATGCATATAAAAATATAATAATTAAATATGATGGTTCGGATAGAGCATATAGGAACTTTAAGAAGGATTTAAAATGAGTGAATTTAAACTAGATGATATAACTACAGATAGCGATTTATCTTTACTTGATAAAAAGTTTGAGAGAGGTGGAGATATATATACGGCAGTTATGGATACTGCTTTAGGTGCTATGCAAAAGTATGGAGAGATTCAAGAGCAAAAACGTATAGCAATTAGGCAAGAAGAGCAATATAAAATAGATGTGCTTAACTCTGTTGATTATGATGCTAATGACCCGAATAGTGTAGCACAGGCTAGAGAAAGAATTGAAAGAATCGCTAAAAGTGATATGACAAAAGCAGATGCTATGCCTGGTTATTCGCAAATTTTAAAAAATAAAATGAATAATCTAGAAAAAGCGGAAACAACAAACAGAAGAGTTGCAAAGCATTTAGATATGGTTAATAATCCTATATTAAAAAGAACACAAGATGATGGAACAGAATATTTAGAAAATTATAGTGCTGAATCGTTTGTAGAAGGTGGTAAATATGATAGTGAAGGATTAAAAGGTAAAGATTTAGTTGCTAAAATGGATGAAGGTATAGAGTATTATGAGACATTAGGTAGAAAGTTGAGAGAAGACAATAGATTAGATGATTTTACTAAAAATTCTCTTGCAACTAGCATAAGTCAATTAGAAACCTTAAAAACTTATGTAGCGGGTGGCGGAACTATTACAGATATGGAGTTTAGGTTATCGAATGAAGGTATGAAACTAAGCACTAAACATGGTAAATTGTCTGATGAATTAGATGGTATGTCTAGAGAAATGTTTAACTATCAACAACAACTTGATGGTATACTTGGAAACGAGTTTTTATCTTTAGAAGAGGCACAAGGAAATTTAAGCGACCAAGAGTTTAAGGCTGCTTCTGATATAAAAGGTAAAATGGATTTTCTTCAAGAACAAATTGATGAAAAAAGAAGAATTGAATCTATGTTATATGATGAATTAAGTTCATCTTATTTAGGTTATGGTGGAGGGTCAGATAAAGATTCTAATGACCCGTTAGGTTTAAGCAATCAATCACAAAATCCTGATGATAAAATTGGCGGTGTAGGAAGCAATTATAAAACTAAAGATATAAGAAAGAGTACTATTGTTCAAGGTTTTGAAAGTGATGATGGAAAGCCTTATAGGGTTTTTGACCTAGAAAAAGATGTTGCTAAATTAGCAAGAGTTGCAGAATTAAAACCTCAATTACTTACAGATGATAAGCAAAACGCAGAATTTATGAAAACATATAATATGATAGCAGGAATGAATGAAGAAGATGCTATAATGGATTATAAAATAAATGGCAAATCTTTAAAGAATCATTTTGAAAATATAACAAATGCTATGGAGAAAAATAAGAATGCACCAAAACCTAGTGATGAACAAATGGAAGTGCTAGGAGGTCAAGTACCTACTCCATTCTTTTATGATATGACAGAAAAAGGGCAACAAAAATTAATAACTTCATCTAACAAACTAACAACCACTATAAAGAAAATTACAGGTTTAGATATTGAGGATTACCCACCTGAAGCATTGCAATATATTAAAGAATATGTAGGTAACCCTGATGGTCGTTTTATGGCAGAAAACCAAGAAGCATTTAGAAAAATGATGTTGGAAGGTAATGCATCTACAAAACAAATACAAAGAGTTTTAAATCAAATTGACAAGTTTAGAAAAGAATATCTAAAGGCTATGTCGGGTAGATATAAATCTAAATCTACATATGATGTAAATGATGCACCTGTATCAGAGCATGATATAAAAATGTTGATGGATGAAGAAGGAAGTAAGTATTACAACCCTGATGGTTCTAGAAAAAATCAAGAAGAACTTGAGAGAGACGGATTAATAAAAGTAGCAGGAGAATCACGTTCGGGGTCAAGAGTTAACAGAGAGTAAAGTTTCCCAACTATAAAGGAGGACAATGTCTAGTTTTAGTAAAATCGTCATTAGAGATGATGAACATGAAATGTTTTTAAGAAGAGTACAGGAGCAAAACCCAAATGCTCCCGATTATGATACTAACCCCTATGCCTTACAATCTTATGCAAAAGCCAAATATGGCGGACAATATGCATTTACAGAAAAACAAACTTTTGAGCATTTAAAACTTGATGATTACGATGATATAGTTCCCGAATCTGAAAGAGAAAATGATGTTAGTCCTAGTTTTTTTGGAGATGCATGGAAAGCGGGTGCTAATCATTCTGTAACAGGTTTGGCTAAAAAGATTGTTTTAGGTAATGATTTATCTGATGGTATATATGGAGGTAAAGTTAGTGATAGTTATGACCCTGGACTTGCTCAAGGAACTATTGAATTTGTTTCAAGTTTAGTTCATGATATACCTTTCTTTTGGGCTACAGGTGGGCTAGGGTTAACTACTGCCGTAGCGGGAGGTGTTGCAAAAAAAGAGGCTGCTAAACAAATTTCTAGATATATGTTCAAAGATACTTTAAAAGAAAATGCTTTTAACACTATATCCAAAAAAACAATTAATAGCACTATAAAAAAGAATATGTCTAAGGGTGCTATAAAAAAAGAATTACTCAAAAAAACAGATGATGCTGTAGATATAGCAACAATAAATAGATTACATTCTGCTAGTTTATCTAACTCTAAAAAAACCTTAAAAACAATGCTATCTAGTCCTGAAGTGATGTCTCATGGTCTAAAGAAAACTTTAACAATAGGTGGCAAAAAGCATGTAGTAGAAGTTGGTGCACCTGGAATGAGAAGGATATTTGCTATGGGTGGATTACCTATGGCTAATCAATTAGCATTACATGGAGGTACTGCTGCTGCTTTACAAGAAGTTGTAAACAATATTGCTCAAAAAATTAATCCCGAAACAGGTCAACCTTTTGGTCAAGACCTAGCACAAACTATATTTAGTAGATTCAAGGAAACGGGACAAGGATTTGGAGAGGCATTTACAACAGATGATATACAAAATGTTATAATGGCTGCGGGAGAAGGTTGGATTGGTGGATTTATGGCAGGAGGTTTTTCTTCTTTATCAAGAGCATCTAGAGTAGGTGCATTAGATAGAATGAAAAATTATGAAACATTTATGTCTAAACCTGTTAGGAGTAGTGTTGTTAAGGCTATTACTAATCAACGTGCCGATTTGCCCATAGAAGCGGGTATATTTACAGTATCACATAAAGCGGGTTCTGCATTTAGAAAAGCAACAGATTTTGCATATGACGAAGAACTAGCAGAGCATGAAGATGGTTGGGGTAAAACATTTGTAAAAAATCTTGTACAATTTAAAGGTATGAGAGTTGTTAACCAAGCAAAGGCTAAGGCTAAACAAATAGGAAATAAAGCATTAGTAGAGTATATAGGAAAAGCATCTGAACGTAAGATTAATCAAGATAAAAAAACTAAAAAAGATTTTGAGAATATAAAAGCAGAAGGCGAGACAAAAGCCGATAAGATTATAAATGAAACTTTAGAACAAGTTAAAGGAGAAAGAACTAAAAGTACTGAAGGTCTTGAGGTTAAAGGTGCTAAACTATTCCAACAAATGGTAGAGATGAATGCCAAGCAAGATTGGGGTGGTAAAAAACATGCAGAATTTGAAAAACTTTATGACAAGTTTCAAAAAGAAATTATAGAGACAACTTTAAAAGAAGATAATGTATTGTCTCCTACCTTAGAACAATTCAATAAACAAATCAATACTATAAAAGAAAACATTCCATTAGTTGTTGAAAAGATTTCATCGGAAAGAATCAAAGCAGAAGATGCAAAACTTAAAGAAATGCAAGAACGTGCTGCTAAAGAAAAAGAAGATTCTAAGCCTGTAAAAGAGATGACTAAAAAAGAATTAGTCGAAGGTGTTAAAGAAGGAACAATAAAAGCACAAGAAAACTCATTTGAAAACATTGTTATAGATGCACAATCTAGATTAAAAGGTAAAAAAAATGAAGAAGTTTTAGAAATAATTAACAATTCTGAAACTCATTCTTCTTCTAAATTAAACAAAGAAAATAAAGATGTATTAACTTCTGTTGCTGCCTTGTCAGGAGAATCTACTAAAAGCCAAATTCCATTATACAAAAGATTTGCTAAATGGTTAGCGGATAATAGGGGAAGTGTTTCTTTAAGAAACTTTACAGGTAAAGATGCTCAAGAGTTTATTAATGATATAGTTGGTAATGCAACATATGCTGCTCATATGCAAAGACTTATGAAATTTACTCAAGGCAAAGCAATATCTAAAAATGTTTTAAGTGCATCAGAAATGAAAGTTAGAGAGGCTGAAACCTTTGAACCTAAAAAAGTAGTAACATTAGAGCCTAAAGAATTGGCTTCATTTGATACAAGTATAAACAATACTGCTAAAATAGGTGGTCAAAATACTAAAGGAACAGATAGAGGTAGAGTTGTAGAAGGTACTATGAAAATTAATAATACGACTTATATGCACAACGAAGCAGTTCAACTTATATCTCATCTTATTGGTCATCATGGCTCTAGACAAGTTGCTATAGTAGGAGGAAAAGCAAAAAGTCAACCTGGAATACTAATCGAAGACGTATCATTTTCTAGGTCTAATAAGAAAGGCGAGTCGTATGCATTAATAAAGACACGAGAAAAAGGTTATAATAAAGCAAAATCTGGAGACAAACCTTTATTTGAAAAGACTATAAGAGTTGAAGATATTGCAGAATTAAATGGAGTAAACTATTTTAAAGTATTAGATGCTTTAGTGAACAAGAGAGAAATAGAGTCTACAAATGCAAAACTAACTACAACTCAACATGGTAAACAAAAATTATTAGAAGTTCATAGTTCAACAACAGGAAAAACTCCATCTAAAGCAGGTAAACTAACAAGAACCCATATACAAACTATTTTAAATAATTTTGTAGGGGTTGAAGGTTTAACTCCTCATAGATTTAGACACTCACTAACACAAGGTTCTGTCCTTGTAGATGCTATGCTTGGTGGCAAGTCTCAAGATTATTTTAACTTTGCTAAAAGATATTTTTTAAACCACGTTGATGCATCTAGTGCTACTGCTAGATATTTAGAAAAAAATGGACAAGTAAATCCTAAGATAGCAAATGAAATTAGACGTGAAATAGAAAAAGCATTTAGAACAAATAAAGATTTAAAACTTACAGAAAAGACTGAAAACGCAGTAAGTGAGTTTATGAGAAAAATAGGAGATGAGGCTGCGGTTGGTAAGAAAAAGGGACAAACTACACAAAAGTCTTTAGATTTAATTGATAGTAAAGGTAATAGAACAAACGAGCAATCTTTAAAAAATAGATTTAATGAGTGGGAAAGTAAGAACCCTACATTAAAAGGTAAGATAAAAGAAATTGAAGCAAAAGAAGGAAACTTTAAAGCACAATTTAGAGATGGTGTTGTAGAGTTAGTAGCAGGTAAAGCAACTGCTAAAGAGTTCTTTCACGAAAACATACATAATATAGAAAGATATGTAAGAGCATTAGGTGATAAAAAACTCACCGCTTTATTCGATAGAGGTATTAAACTTGCCAAACAATATGGAATGTCAAATGATAAGGCTAACTACACTAGAACTGTAGAGGCATATAAGAAAGATATACAAGCAGAAAGAGCAAAGGCGGGTCAAAAGCCATTAAGTAGAAAACAATTAGAAATAGAAGCAAATAGAGAGTATTTAACTGAGTTAGGTGCTGTATGGGCAAACAGATATGATAGTGCAAAAGGTTTTCAAAAACTTAGAATGTGGGGAGAGTCATTTGTATCTAGTATAAAAGCATTCTTTGGAAAAGCAGGATTACCTGAAATAGTATCTATTATAGGCAAAAAGTCTCAAGTAGGCTATAATCCAAATGCAAATTTCAAAGTGTCTTTAGATGCTATAAATAAATCTATGCAAGGTAGAATGAAGTCATTAGATATGGCGGATGCATTTCCTTTAACGAAAGATACTAAAAAACAAATCGAAAAACATGTTAAACGTATAGGATTAACAGAAGAGCAATTTAGAACTGCACTTGTAACTGCTAAACTTCCAAAAGAATTAGCATTAGGTAATATGTCCGAAGTTGAAGGTATACAACTTACTAACTTATTATCTTCTGTTAAAAGTGTATCAAAAGGAAAGTTTAAAAGAGAACCAAGTTGGAATGCCTTAAATGGTCAAGCACACTTACTAGAAAAAGTTAAGGATATAACTAGCACACAAAAGAATGCTATAGGCGAGGCACTTGGTCTTATCAAGCCTAAAGGTAAAAATGTTTCTTTAGCATCTGCTAGTGAGCAACAATTAAAATCATATATACATTTTTTATCTAAACTAGAATCTAGAGATAATATTACACAAAAGATATTTTCCGATAGAGCAATGCAAGAGATGAATGATATGTATAAAAATAAATCTACATTTAAAAAGTTAAAGTTACTTGCTCAAATGGCACTATTGCCTGGAGATGTCATGTTAAGAAAACTTATTCCTGGAAAAAAAGGAGAAAGATTAGCAGATAAATTTTTAGACCACTTTCAAACCGAGGCTGCATATTTTGGTTATGGTCAATATCAAATTATGAAATCTATGGAACATATAGTGGCTTATGCTAAAAAGAACACTAGGGCTGGTATAGCAGGTGGTATACATGCAAAGAAAATATCAGACTTACTTGCATTCACTTTAGACCCTAGTTTAGCAAAAGATATAAAGTTTGAAAAATGGGAGCAAAGATTTTTAGATAGAGCAGAAATAAAAGGAACAAATGCATATAAGGCTAAAAAGTCAATACAAAAAATGTTTGACAAAATGTATGAAAACCTTTTCATGGAAGCACGAGGTGTATTGAACAAAAGAGAATTTGAGACTTTTAGAAGAGAGTATAGTAAAAAGTTTGTGAATCAATATTACACTAGAATTTATACAGATGAAGCAAGAGAGCATTTTAGTTTAGGAGGAGACGGAAGAGAGCAATTTGTAAAACAAATTAAAAACGATATAGTTAAACAAGGTATGAAACAAACTTTTGGTGTAAAGATAGAAGCACTTAGAGAAAAACTTGCTAATGCTAGGACAGAAAGTTCTAGAAAAAGTATTAACGAACAAATAGCAAAATTAAAAGTAAAACAAGCAGAAGAAGTTAGTATACTAATGGATGCCAAAACTCAAAGAGGTAAGAAGATAGAAAATGAGGCATCTACATTAGCAATGCAATTATTAGAGAGACCTAACTATAGCATTAGAAACAAGTTCTTACTAAAAAGAATGCCTAAAATGGAAAACACATTTATAGATGTGAATGGAAAAGAGCAAAGAACATACAAAACTGATTTTGAAAAAGTTTCGGGTAGATACATTAGAACAATGTCGGGATTCCTTGCAACTGTAAAACATTTTAATGAGTTTTCGGATATTAAAGGAGAGTTTTCTACAGGAAGAACTGCAAGAGATATACTTAAACAACTAGAAACTGATTCGTATGCGGGTAATTATGCTCTTACTATGCTAAAGTCTAGGCTTGGTATGAACAGAACGGGTGCTATGGAAAGTTTAGGAAATGATGTTTTAGGTAGTGCTACTAAATATTCTGCTATACTAGGTCTATCTTCTCCAATGTCGGGTCTCAAAAACCTTGTTATAGGTTCTGCTATGACCGCAGGAACATTTGGTGTTAGTCCATTTTTAGCGGGTATGTCTATGTCAATGAAACCCGAGTTTAGAGATTATGTTACTAAATTAGGTGGTAGAGAAGTAGGTGCTAAAGAACTAGAACTTACAGGTTTTGGTAAATGGTGGATGGATAATGTAAGTAGAATGACGGGTTCGGAGGCTACTAATAGATTTGTATCTGTTGGTGCAGGTAAAATGACCGCTCAAGGATTAGGAGATGTTTTAAGTGGAAGAAAACAAAGTATCTTTAAAACTAGAGAGTCGGAAGCGATTGCTCAATTAAAAGGATTATTTAATCTTAAAGATAAAGATATAGCCTTTATAAGAAACTATGGTCTCACAGAAGGTGCTCATGGCATAAAAGGTAAACAAGGTAAGAACATAGATAGAGAAATTAAAAAGTTAATGGATAAAGTGGCTCACTATTCTCATATAAAAACTCAAGGTGCTACTGCCGAACCATTTTTACCTATATGGATGCAAAGTGGTGTTGGTAGGTCTTTAACATTGTTTTATAGAATGGCATATAGTGGAACTCACAATATCTATAACAATATGATTAAACCTGCAACAAGAGGAAATGTTTTACCTATAGTAAGATATGGTATAGCGGGTAATGCTATGGGTAGTGCTTTATGGTCTATATATGCAATGTTGTTTGGGCAAGAGAATCCAAAAGCATTGAGTGATGATTTGAAGACTAGAGTATTTTCTAATTTTTCAAAAGCAGAAACTTTAGGTTTGTTTGGATATTTAGTAAATCCATATTCTAGCACAGGCGATAGCAAAGGTTTAGCAAGTTATGTTATGGGTTCGGGAGATGCGATATTACAACCTGCTATTATTAGAAATGCTGCCGTTGTTAGTCAACTTACTATGGAAACATTGAATGCTATTACAGGAAATAGAAATGCAAAAAGAACTATAGGAAAAGGTTTAGAGCAAAGTGTAAGAGATATGGGTGTTATATTTAATCACTCTCATAGATTCTTTAGAAAAAACTTTTCCGAAAATGTAAAACCAACTTATGATGCATTACGTTCTGCTAAAAAATTATGGATGGAAGAAAGTGGATGGAGAGAAAAAGAAGGTTACGCAGAAGGGTTTAGTTATACACATGAAAAATCTAGATATTATGATTATGTAAAAGAAGCATTCTATAGTGGTAACACGGAGTCTGCAGCACAATATATAGAAGCATTATATTATTACTTATATGACCAACATAGATTTGTTGGAGGTCAAACTATGAAAAGCCATAGACATGCAGAAAAAGCAGCAGAACAACAAATAAACTCTTTATTGAAAAATCTAAACCCTATAAATCTAGAAGATGCGGGATTAGGCAATATAACACTTGCATCTAAAAAAAGAGAATATTTGAAATGGCTTAAAAATAGAGATGCAGATATGCATGAAAGAGCAGTTAAGATGGAAAAACAATACCATTACACTATGCGAAAAATCAAAAGTTCAAGAAGAAAGTATAGACAAAAGTATAGAGAAAACTATTATGAAGATGGCAAAATATTTTCAGATGGTATGATGTTCGCACCAAGAGGAACATTAATGGGTTTTGGCTATAGTTTTAAAGAATATACTAGACAATCTAATATGATGAAATCTGATTTAAGAAGATTGAAAACTATAAAGTAGGTGCATCTATACTGTAGGCTTTTGTATATGTTAAGTCTACTACCTTAAAATCCCTCTTTACTTCTACATCTGTATACAAATAGTGAGATGCCTCATAATTCCTTTCTAACTTAACAAACCAATATACATCTACTTTTTTGTTTTCATTATTAAATGCATCATAGTTTACATTAAAATATTTCCCACCTAGTTTTACACATTTAACATCTAGATTAGCAAATTTAGCAACATCTGTTAATATAATGTCGGGTTCAACTACAGGTTTTACATCTATTAGTTTTGCACACTTAAAATTTATAGGTCTAAGAGATAAATAATCTCTTGCTATAAGTTCTCCAAGTATACCTAATTTAGATATTTCATGCTCCCTAGAGCCTCTAAACTTTTCCGTTCCTTCTTTATATATATCCGCAGACAATATACTCCTAACCTCTGCTAACTCATCTGCTAATACCTCAAACATAGGAGGGTATGGAAATGTACCTTTGTATGTCATACACTTCCCCCCTCATCTGCACAATACTTACCTATAAGTATAGCATCACTTGTATTAAAAGTTACCCTAAAATCACACATATCTTGAGCCAATTCTTTTAACCATCTTTTTCTAGTCTTTTTATCAGATTTTGGTGTATCAAAATGTTTTTGCCATTTTCTAGGTCTAACTAGAACTATATTGCATTCTGCTATTTCTGCAATAGTTTGCCATGCTCCATAGTTTGTTCCAAATGCGAATGCTGTTTTGTTGCTGTCGCTTGGGAATGCCCACACTTGTTCTATAAACACATATGTATCACTAGGTGCGGTGTCTCCTAACATATTCATAAAAGATAAATACATCTTTTGAAATGTATCGGGACATTTAACTGCTTCTATTTTCTTTCCATAAAACATAGATATACCGCCCGACTTTCCAGGGTCTATACCTATATACTTTTTCATTTTCATATTATTTCTCCATCAAAGACCTCAAAGATTAGTTTAAATAAAGGGTGTTGGTCTTTTGTATGTACATAGAACTTACATCCTTTTTCTTTAACATGCTCTGGAATCTCTTTCTTTTTTTGTTTTTTGTATATAAAGTATGTGCAATAGCCATCTTCACGATACCAACAAGTTTCACAACTAGAGTGCTTTGTTGAAGTCGTCTTCTGTGTCATAATACTTTACTTTGTCTCCGTTGTACCATAGTCTAGCACTTCCTGTCATTCCATATCTGCACTTTCTTGATACAATATTTACTTTGTTAACGTCTCCCTTTTTAGGGTTTATTTTCCATTCATAATGAACGAACAATACATTTTCTGCTACTTGTTCTATAGCACCACTTTCCGCTAGGTCGCTTAGTTGAGGTATTGTACTCTTACCTGTCCTCATTTCTAAACTCCTGTTTAATTGTGATGCCAACAAGACTACACAATTTTCACTTTTTGCTAACCACTTATAATCATTGCATAGTTTTTCTAATTGCAATCTTCTTTGGTCTATACCTTTTGGTGGCTCTATAAGTTGCAAGTAATCATCTATAACTACATCTGGCTTAAACTTTTTAACTTGTAAGGCGGATTTACTTAAATCTTTAATGTTATCATACATTGCAAACTTGTCTTCGCTATATAACATTCTTACTGTATTTTTTGCTTTTTCTAGTTCTTGTATATCACTAGCACCAAACGTACCATTCCTTACCATACCATACGACAACTTCTCACTTTCTAGGCAGATTATCTTTTTTATCATCTCACTATTAGGCATTTCTCTATTAAACATAACAACTTTTAAGCCTTGATGTATAAATCTAGATAATAAGTTTACCATAAATGTAGTCTTACCATGTCCAGGTCTACCACCTATAATAGATACTTCTCCTTTTGTAAATCCACCACTCAACTTATCTAAATCGGTTATGCCACTACGAACCATTTGTTTTTTATCTGTAACCATCTCATCTATAGCCTTATCCAAAACTCCATCTATATCAAAATCTTGAGAAGGTCTTAATTCGATTAGGTCTCCTATTAGATTATGAGTATCTCCCAATACATTATATACATCGGGATTTGCATCATATGCTAGTTGGTTTATATGATTTGTACTTTCTATAGTTTTTCTAAGCAGATACTTTTCATACAATTGTTTTGCATAATATTCTGCACTATGTGAACTCGGTGCTTCATTACTAAGTCCCGAAATCCAATACATATCTATAAACTCTTTTTCTTTAGTTGACAGAGATGAGCCAATAGTAACTATATCTACTTCATCTCCATTTTTTATCATTTTTGACATCTTGTTGAATAGTATCCAACACTTTCTATTATACCACACCTCTTCATTGCCCACATAGCACTCTATTTCGCTCATACGGGCATTATCTATAAGAATACATCCTAAGATAGCCTCTTCTAGTTTTGTGTCGTGCGGTTGTATTTTTATTCCATTTTCTATCATACTAACCTCTTTATTTAAAACAATGTTCTCTGAGCAGTACGTTCTTTAATTATACTTGCATACTCAGGGTTAAGTTCAATGCCTATCCATCGCCTAGATAGACGTTTTGCTACTACGGCAGTTGTTCCGCTACCCATAAATGGGTCTAATACAATATCTCCTTCCCGACTACCTGCCTTAATACATAGTTCGGGTATATCCATTGGAAATACTGCAAAGTGTGCACCTTTATATGTGCTTGTATTTATAGTCCACACATCCTTTCTTACTTTTGTACCATTAGGATTATTGACATCCATACTAGGCTCTGCTATAGCCTTTGCATCAAAGTAATAATTAGGAGACTTGGATAACAGAAAAATATGTTCATGTGATTTTGCACATCTACAATTAACTGCTTCGGGCATGGGATTGGGTTTGTGCCATATGACATCGTTTCGCAAATACCATCCATCTTTTTGTAATGCGAATGCGACTCTCCAAGGAATGCCTACAAGGTCTTTTGTTTTCAGGTACGGATGTTTAGGAGGTGCTGCCCTAGACATTCTATAGTTGGTGCCAGTCTCGGAATTAGTAATGCTATTACTAGAATCCCAATGACCCCCTTTTGCACCAAAATATGTATCTCCTAAGTTAAGCCAAAAAGTTCCATCTTTTTTTAATACTCTTTTTAACTCACTAAATGTTGTTACTAGTTCTTTTACAAATTGTTCGGGAGATTCTTCTTGACCTATCTGTCCGCTATTATTGTAATCTCTTAATCCCCAATACGGAGGACTAGTTACTATCGTTTGTACTGATTCTGTTTCTATCTCTTTCGACTTTTCTCTTATGTCTCCAATCAATAGCATTATCTCTATCCTCCTTCTCTACTAACCTTTGGTAGTATCTTTCCGCTTTATCTTTATCTGCAAACTTTACAGTTCTACGACCATTGTTTACAAAATACACAAAGCCTAATTCACTTGTTAATCTAACCACTATTTCTCCTTCTAACTGAAGTCGCCAATATTACCTCAAGTGTCCTCATAACCACAATGTCTGCATGGTGCACACACAGGCGGTATAGGTTTTTGACATTGAAAGCACTTCTTGTACTTTTTCAGTTGGTATTCTTTAAGAGCCTGTAATGGACTCTTTTTTTTCTTTTTCTCTTTCATCAATCATCCCCCACAATAAACATAGATATACTATAGTATCAGTAATTCTACCTCGTACATCCTCTCGTTGTGAAGTGTGACCATTGCAGTAAGCGGAGATTCCATCTATATGTTTTAATAGATAGGTCATCAATACTTTTTCTCTTGATGTATCTAGGTAGTCTGCTACTCTTTCAAAGTTAGCAAATGCATTCCCTAGTTCCCTTGCATACTCTACTTGACCTGCTTCTCTAGTTATTTGTATGACTTTAAAGATGTCATTTATCTTGTTTTCCATCTGTTGTCGTGTCATTGCTTAATCCTTTATTTAAATCATTACAGAATTTTATAAAATCTTCTTTATCGCCTTTCCACTCTATATATTTCCATAGAGTAAAAAGCATATTTTCTACAGTTTGTTTCGTAGCATTATACATTGATACGACATCTTTTTGTAATTCTTTGTTAGTAACCTTTTTCATAAATCTCCTATCTGTTATACATAATCCATTTATATACCCACCAACACTCTCCATTATTAGATGCTTTCAATGCAGCCTTTTGC